AATTCTGGAATGATACTAAATACCCTGAATCAGATGATAACAAATTTCAAAGAGATTGGGAAATAATTAAATCATTCTACCCATTAATTAAAGACTCAATAGAAGAAACTATGGATCTTTTCAAAGGGGAAAAAGAGCAGAAAATAATTGGAGTCTGCATGTTGATATTGAAAATATATTCATTGAAAGATAAAACTTTCAAGGGAATCATATTTGGTCCTCCATCTTCAGATATTATAAGTAGTGCTGAAATTTTAACTAAGTATAATTATATGACATCTAGAACATATGATATGCCGTTGTCTCAATTGCATGTGAGTGGAAAAAAACCAATTGATTACAATGATATATATTTTGCACATAATTCAACGGTTATGGCTTGTATGACAAATAAAATTGAATATGATTATATTAAAATAGAACCTTGGGAGAGAATAAATATTGATGCATATGATATTTTTATGATGGATCCAGCAATTAGTAAATCTATAAAGAAGAGAGTTCTTATTTGTTTAATACATGCAGGGATATTAGGGAAATTAGAAATTTGGACAGAAAGAACTAGCACCATATTACACCATTGGAATAAGAGACAAAAATTTGATAAAGAACAAAAAATCTGGATTGGTGATTTTGATCTAAGTCTAATCTGTGGTAGAAAATCGGTCACAATAACATATGATTCTTATCATAATCAACATTACATTTTGAAAACTGATTTTGATGATCCAAAGTTGTTGTATGATTTCATATTAGAGGCATCATCCTTGCTACAATATAAAACTGTTGAAGAATTTATAAAAATATTTCCAAAAGGATCCTGGATTTTAGATAAAGAAAATTCTTTAATCACTAAAATTGAGCCAAAATTAGGATTTAATTTTAATAGAGATAGCTTAATAAGAAAATTCGAATTCGATGATTGTTCATTAATTATTAAAGAGGATCAATTACAATTAGTAGATTATTCATATAGAAAAATGATGGCAGTCATGTTGGGGTTTTTGAATTGTCCTCATCAGCCTTCATTTAAATACAAATGGGATATAACTTATGAAGGGATGTCTTATCGGAAGATGATTGATGTGGGTGCATTTTCCCAAACATTTGAGATCTTACAAAAAACTAAGGAAGAAACACTTAATCTAATTGAAGATTTTAGAATTGATAAACCATCAGTTTTTGTACAGACCAGAGACTTATTACACCTGAGTAAAGATTGGAAAATTAGGTCTGATATTGATGAAAAAAAGAAGGATGAATTGGAAATAGCTGAAAGCTCTGATTTGATGAGTGAATTTATGAGAGCAGATTTCTTAGATACAGGAGATGTAAAAAGAATAGAAGATGTGTTTAAGGAGGAATCTAATAATTTACTTGATTTGAATTCTTTTTCATCTGACCTGGTGAATGAAAGTTTTATCTTTTCAACTAAAACTGAAACTTATACAACTTTTTCAAAGAAAATATATAATAATGTGATAAATTTAAAATCTTTTATAATCTGTCATCAATTACTTAATAAGATGCAAATAAATATTGAAACAATTTCTTCAATATTAAGATTATTGAAAAATCAAGATGATAGAAGATATATTGGTAATGCCTTAATTCTATATTATGACACATTATATCATGGATCTGATGCATTAAACAAAAATGTGGTTATGGACATAAATATAAACTTTTTCAATAAGTTTTTTATAAAAACTTATGAGATGACTGATTTTATAGAATAGAAATTGATATAAATTAAAACATAAGGGGGACTTTGTGTAAGTCCCCTTATTTTTGAAAAAAACATCTAATACACAAATTTAAAATGACTCTCTACAAACAAATTAAAACAAAATATCCCAATTCTCAAATTGCTGAGCAAATTTTTGGAATAATCCCTATAGATGAAAAACTTATCAAAACTTATGAAGAGTTTGATGACATTTATAGAATTCGACATGATATTATTAATTTATTAATTTGTCAAAAAAAGAATTTGCCGTTTGGTGAAAAAGAAGTTGGTGTCTTTCTTACAGAAAATAAAATTGAAATAACCAACACCAAATATTCAACATTAGTATTAAAACAAACACCAGATGTCTTATGTTTCATAGATGGTCTTTTATATATTTTGGAGATTTCAGTTTCTGTCTCTCTAACTATGGAATTAAAAAAACATTCAAAATATTCTCTCTTATCTTTTTTCTTAAAACAGAATCACATTCCTCATAAATTAGATGTAATAGTCATCAATCCAGATAGAGTACTTAGAAATAGGCCTGAACTTATACATGAGCATAAGCTTGATGAAATTGTTATAGAAAAAATGCATGAATATTGTTTAAAAGCTAGAGAATTGATAAATAAAACCAGAAGTACCCCAAATGGAAAGGTTTGGTATCTAACCAGAAACAAATTAGCAATCCCAGACCAAGAAATAAAGTATTCACTAGAAGATGTGATTAAAATACAAAATGAATCTCAAAATAAAGTTGTTCATGACGAGAAAGACATTTTAAAACTATTAAATGGGAACCCACAGATTACAATGGAAGACGAAGCATTTATAACTTATGTTTATAGTTTTATGAACAACACTGAATCTAAGATGATACAACATGAAGAATTTGATGAAGAAAAATTTCTCTCTTCTTTAAAGCCTATGGGTAATACTGATGAAAGAAGATCTATTTTCCCTCTACCTTATTTTGCTCTAAAAAATATTGATTCTGCCTTACGATCAACTGAAGATGATATAAATTCTTTAGGAAAAGTTAGCTCATTTATGGAAGATTGTGGGGATCAAGTTTTAAGTCTCATAGGATCTAATTTAGATAAGCATTTATCTATTTTAAGAAAGAAAGAGAAAGTTTTGAATGAAGATTTTTTGTTTGTTTGTAAAATTTCTCAAGAAATGAGATCTGTAATTGCTTTAGAAGGGCCTGGAAGGAAAAGTTATGTTCTTAAAGGATCTGAGGATCATATAAGAATGCAAAATAAAAGAAAATTGTATTCTCTTAATTATCATGTGAATGTGGATGATGTTGGAGATTTGTCTTGGATCTTTTCAGCTATAAAAACTGATGAAAAGATAGAAGAAAGAGATTTTAATGACCATTGTGAAAATTTATCAAATTTGAATGGTGTAGGTTTAGATTATGCTAAGATTGTCCAATCAATTTATCGAGAAATAAATATAAACTCTATGAGAGGAGATAGAAGGCATAATTTTATAATGAAACCAACAGGAGTAGAAGGTGTCTTTGTTCTTTTATATAAAGGTCCTAAAATTAGGTGTGGTGAATTAGCTAATCTAGTCTGGTTTAAAGTTATAATATTAGTGGATAATTTAGTTCAAAGTGATCAAACCATCAATGATCAATATTTCAAAAAGTTGAATATATCTAAAGGAATTGCTCATAGTGGTTGGTTATCATGTGATACACACAGATTAGATCATTATATTAGATGTTATGATAAAATTATCATGGCATATTTATGCACTGTGAATAACATGTATAGGTCAGATTGGCAAAAAAATATTGAGAAAACCAAAGATCTATCATTAAAGAATTTATTAAAAAAAGATGAAAGTAATTTACTTGGGTGTATAATTATGACTTACTTAGAAGATAGAAGAAGCACTTCGAAAATGCTTCAATATGTTAGATATTTGGTGATGACTTCAATTTCATTATTTCCTTATTACAATTCTGTCATGGAAAAAATTATTGAACCAATCAGATCTCCATTGCAACTGTATTTCCTAAAACAAATGATCTCTTACATACATAAGATGAAAAAATTTAAGATTTATCAAAATTACCAATTTGGAACAGTCAAATACGACACACAACAGAAAATATTCAAAGACATTTTAGGTGGTGCTAGTTTAAAACTGCCACATCCGCTATTGTCTGATAGAAGAAGAGTTGTGGTTGACTTCACAGAGGTTTTATCAGAAATGTATTTTTGTATGTTATTTAACAAAAATCAAGATGATCCTACTCATGCAAGTTTTCAGATATTAACAAAAATGTTGGAAGGTGAAGTTTCCATGAGTGAAATGAAAGGAAAAGGTTTCCATTTAGGATATAGAAATGATATGGATGATTTCACATGGGCTCATGAAGTTATTAAAAATCCACACATGCATAAATTTTCTGCTAGAGCTATAGAGGTGGGAGCGAAATTATTAAGATCAGATCAAGGAGATTTATCCGGTACTGAAATAGTCTTAGCTAAAAATAGTAAGAATTTAAATAAAACTTTGGATCAATTTGCAACATATAAGTCTAGTTCAACAGTTGACACTTTGAGATTTGATGAGAATAAAAAAAGACAAAATCCAAGAAGGAGATGTATTGAAGGAGTATTTGAAGAGATTAAAAAGAAAAATTTTAGAAGCTTTGATGTTGCAATAAGCTCAAAAGATTCAAACTTAGATTTTCAAGTTTTCAAAAAGAATCAAATTGGTGGTGTTAGAGAAATATTAATATTACCCATAAATTCTAGAATAACTTTAAATATATTAGAAACATTATCAAGAAACATATGTAAATATGTGCCTAGTGAAATCTTAACTCATGGTGTTGAAAAAAATGAATCATTGAGAGATTCTTTGTTTGAAATTAGAAAAAAACCTTATAAATCAATGGCAATGTTCTATAGTTTTGATAAATCTAAATGGGGACCATCATTTGTGCCAATACAATTCTATTATATGTTCAAGCCTTTCATCTCTGAATTGGGTTCTTTTGCTTTTTATATTTTACACACTTTAATAAAACATCAAAATAAAAGATGCTTTTATCCTGATAGATTAATTAACGCATGGGTTAAAGACCCTGATAATCTATTAAAACACAACATAGATCATAATTTACAAAAAATGAAAGAAAAATTTCTATTAGACAAACAATTATTCTTTGTGAATGAATCAAACATGGGTCAAGGAATTTTACATTATACTTCATCTTATCTACATGCTTGTTTAATTGCATTTAGGAATCAATTATATAGGAGATACTGTGATGACAAAAAACTTCAATCAGATGATCATAAAGATTTATTCTCCTCAGATGACTCATTCACAGTTCAAGCAATTGAAGTTTCTAATATAAATAATTTTAAATTAAAGTTAAAAGGTTTCCTGATAGCACAAGAAATTTCTGAAAGGTTGTTCAATTGTCAAACATCCAAATCCAAAAGTTCGATAAACCCATTGATTGGTGAGTTTAATTCTCTTTTTTTATCTAATTTAACTTTTTACCCAACAACATTAAAATTTGCTGTGGCCTCAGTTCATCCTTTCAACACTGATTCATTTTATAGAATGGTCAAAGAGAGCTATATTTCTTCCAGAATGATTATAGAAAATGGTGGTTCATTAGAGTTATACACTATATCACATCATTTAAATAAGAGATATTGTGAATCAATTTATCACACTGGTCAGGGTCAGTTCAATGATTTCAGAACGAATAATATAAAGAGAATACCATTCCATTTGGGGTATTATCCTATATTTGAACCAACTCTAATGTTAATGTTTGGGCCGGAATATTATAATTATTCATTATATAAGCAAATGGAGAGTTTATCAGTTGAAGAAAAATCTATTTTCAAAAAGAGTCATTTAATTGCAAAAGTTGATTTAGAAGAAGCTTTAACAGAATTGATGTCAGGTGATGCAATGTTAGGGAGTTTGATTAAAATTGAAGCCAAAGTTGGTCCAATCAGACAATTAACAAGGATACAAAATAATTCACCTATGTCTAGACAAGAAATTAGAGACTTAATAACTCAAGATCCTTTAATCATCATAAAAAAACCACAAAAACCAGAAGAGATATTGTATCAAACCTGTCAAAAATTGTATGTTGTTGGTGCATCTGAGGCTCTTAAAAGTATTTGTCCCTCAATATATTATGGCAGAGTATCAGCAACAGTTTCTGCGAATGCATTTTGTTTGAGTAACCACAGAGGAACAATAACTGGTGATTCAAAAACTTTTAATCTAAAAACATATAAAGAATGCTTTGATAGCTTGTTACAATCAAAAGATGAATTAACTAACATGGAAGAACAAATCAAGTTTTTGTATCCTAGTTGGTTTGAATATGATCAAATAGATCGGAAAGTGATACAACCAATTTTAGGTAATTTAAGGAGTGCATTAGAAATTCAGACTATTCGAAAATTATCTTTCCATAAGATTCACACTAAACTTTATAATCAAGTGTTTGAAATTTTTGATAAATTCTGGAATGATACTAAATACCCTGAATCAGATGATAACAAATTTCAAAGAGATTGGGAAATAATTAAATCATTCTACCCATTAATTAAAGACTCAATAGAAGAAACTATGGATCTTTTCA